CGGGTGCTGGCGACGGGCAACGCCGCGGGCTCGATCTACACCGTGGGTCGCCTGTCCAAGGCCGAGCAGAGCCCGTGGGACGCCACGAGCAAGGGCGTGCTGCGGGCGGTCGCCTCGCAACTCGGCCTCTCTCTCGCCCCGAACGTGACCTACACGTCCTGACCGGGGCTTGACGCCCCCGCGATGCTGCGGATCGCCCACGCGGGCGGGGCTCACGCCCCGCCCGCGTTCGTTTCCGCACCCTGGAGGACGCACGATGCCACTGGTCGAGATCGGTTCCACGAAGGCCGACATCCGAGTGAAGGCGGTCATGTCCATGCCCCGCCTGTCGTTCACCGCGAACCATATGGTGTGGTGGAAGGCGCTGCTGCCGCTGGGCATCGAGCCGACCATCGTGCAGGGAGCGTTCTGGTCCCAGTGCCTCTCCCGCGGATTCCGCGACACGATGAACGACTGCGAGTTCATTCTGGCGATCGACTACGACTCGTTCATGCTCCGCGAGGACGTCGAGCAACTCCTGGCGCTGGGCATGGCCCTCCAATGCGACGCGCTCGCGCCGTTCCAGACGAAGCGTGACGACGGTCGCCCGATGATCACGCCGCTGGGCACGTTCAAGGGCGCGGGCAAGACGCAAAGCACCGGCCTGTCCGCGGCGTGGTTCGCCGAGCCGGTGCAGGAGGTGGACGCCGCGCACTTCGGATGCACGCTCATCTCGACGACGGCGCTCAAGAGGATGAAGAAGCCGTGGTTCCACTCCCGCCCCAACGAGGACGGCGATTGGGACGACGGCCGCGTGGACGACGACATGTTCTTCTGGGAGCAATGGCGGGAGAGCGGCAACCGCTGCTTCGTCACGCCCCGCGTCGTCATCGGCCACGGCGAGTACGACATCACGTGGCCCGGCGCCGACCTCGGCGTGGCCGTTCGGCAGTCAACGCGTGAATTCTGCAGCACGGGCAAGAAGCCCGACAACATCTGGAAGGTGGGGTCCAGCGAATGACCAGCCCGCGCAACAGTGCCCTCGACCGCAGCCTTGTCGAGTACCGCTCGCTCGTTCGGGTCACGCAGCCGAACGTCGAGCCGGTGTCGATCGCCGAGGCCAAGGCGCAGTGCCGGATCGACGACACGGCCGAGGACTTGCTGCTGCTGGCGACGTACATCTCGGCGGCGCGGGAGTGGGCCGAGCGGTACACCGAGCGGACGTTCATCCACACCCAGTGGCAGTTGCGGACGGACGCCTTCCCGTGGGAGTTCCGCCTGCCGTTCCCCCCGGTGGCGACCGCGGCCGGATTCACCGACGTGTCGCTCACCTACACGACGTCCATCGTCAACGGTGCATCGACCGTCGCCACGCTCGACCCGAGCAAGTATCGCGTCGATCGCGACCAGACGCCCGGCGCCGTGCGTCCGCTCTACGGCCAGACGTGGCCCGCGTACATCCTCGACCGCAACTCCATCTCGATCACTTGGTGGGCGGGGTACGGTGAGGACGGAACGAAGGTGCCGAAGGCGATCAAGCCAGCCATCCTCATGCTCGTCGCTCACCTGTTTCGCAACCGCGAGATGACGGTCGAGGGGGCGTTGAACGAGGTGCCCGTGGGTGTGAAGGCGATGCTCAACACCGTGCGATGGAGCGGCTACTGATGCCCGTCGATGCTGGCGAACTGACTGAGCGGCTCAAGGTCTACGAGGCCGTCGCGTCCCGCAACGACACCGGCGAGGCGACGATCGCCGCGTCGCTGGTGGCGACCGTGTGGGGCGCGGTGCGCCCGCTGTCGTCCCGGGAACTCCAGCAGTACGGGCAGCAGGTCGGCGTGACGCAGTACCGCGTCGTGATCCGCAACCTGTCGTCTCTGACGTCGGACATGTGGATCGAGTACCGCGGACGCAAACTGGAGATCGCGTCCATCGACGAACACGAACGACGGCTCTACATGATCCTGACCTGCGTGCAGCGGCACGTCGCGGCGTGAGGGAACGATGGCATCCGGCTTGAATCGCAAACTTTCGGCGATGGTCTACACGCGGCTGTCCACGCACGCCGACACGCAGCCCGTGTTCGGCGACCGCATTTACCCGATCATCGCCCCGCAGAACACGGCCTATCCGCTCATCGTGTTCCGCCGGTCGAACTCGCAGGCGCCCGCCTCGCTCTCGGGGACGGTTGACCGCCCGATCGTCACTCTGGAGGTGCGGGTCTACGCTCGCTCGTACGTGGCGGCACTCGACGGCGCGGAGGCCGTCCGCAAGGCGCTCAACGGCTACCGCGGAACCGTCAACGGCTGCACCGTCCAGCGATGCACGTACCTGTCTGAGAACGACGGCGCCGAGGTGCCGCAGGACGCGCAGATGCTCCCCGACTACACCGTGACGCAGGCGTACGAACTGCGTGTGGAGGACGACTCGGCATGAGTGCGGAATTCATTACGTTCACCGACGAGAACGAACGCTACCTCAAGCGCGGCTCGATGGTCGCCAACGAACTGATCCCGGCGGAGTCGCTCCGAGCGGCGACGGAGCGGGCGTTGCAGCCCGGGCTGATCGCGCTGCAGGCCGAGACTCGCTCGGTCGGGGTCAAGACGGGGCGGCTGCGGGCGGCGCCGGGCGTGAAGTTCGTGGGCCGCCAGCGAGGGGGGTTCAGGTCGATCATCGGCATGGTTGGATTCCGCTCGGGGTTCGCCCCGCACGATTGGTACGTGGAATACGGCACGCGGCTGCGACGGGGACGGGGCATCATGCCTGCGGCGTTCCTGTCCCAGAAGGCGTTCGACCGCAGTCGTGGGGAGATCACGTCCATCATGCGGCGGGAGATGACCGCTCTGGCCGAGCAAGCGGCCCGGCGGCTGGCCGCGGGCTGAAACTACAAGACGGCGACGGGGCCGCCGAAAATGCAGTCACCACCCCTCCATAGGAGCCGACCACCATGCCCGTCGATGATTCGCAGGGAACAGTCCTGACGTTCGCAGGTACGACCTACGAGGCGACCAACATCGACCTCGGCGGGTCCATCTCGATGCTCGACGCCGCGCACCTCGGGCAGGCGAAGAACTCGTTCAAGCGAACGCAGACCGCGCCGCTCAAAGACGCCCGCAAGGTCACGGTCAGCGTCCTCGGCACCGTCGCTCCCGCCGAGGGTGCGTCGGGGACCATCTCGCTCATCTCCTACGTGGGGGGCGTGACGGCGCAGCAACTCGCCGGTGCCACCGCCACGTGTGAGTCGTTCTCCCTCACGTGGGCGACCAACGAACTCGTGAAGGGTCAGGCGACGTTCAGCGTCGTTCAGTGACCTTGGGAGGGGCGCATGGCCCAAGATGCCCAAGGCACGGTCATCACGTGGAACGGCGTCACGCTCGGCGAGGTCGTTTCGATCGACGTTGGGTTCGGCTCGGCGGACGTCGCCGAGTACGTGCCGCTGAACACCACGAGCCGCACAAAGCGGTTCGTGGTCGGCGACGTCGATCCCGGCTCCGTGACGGTCGTCCTGCGGGCATCGACCGCGATGAGCCAGACGAACGTCGGCTTGACGGCCTCGCTATCTATCAACGGGCCGGGAGTCACGGCCTCGTGGTTGTGGGCGATGTTCACCGAGCCGACGTGGCGAGGAACGGTGAACGCGCTGCAGGAATACGCGGTGAAGTTCAAGATCGGAGGATGACGGTGGGAATCCTGACCAAGCAACAGATCGCGGCGGTGGACGACCTCAAGGCGAAGATCGTGCGCGTCGAGGTGCCCGAGTGGGGCGGGACCGTGTGCCTGCGCCCGATGACGGTGCGGGAACTCGACGACTACAGTAACGAGGTCATGCGGAACAAGGGCAACGGCCTCCGCGACTTTCGCACGAGACTCGTGGCCTGCTCCCTGTGCGACGAACACGGCCACCGGCTGTTCACCGACGACGAGGTGGACATGCTCGCGTCAAAGAGCGGAGCGGCGATGGACCGGCTCTACCGCGCGTGCGACGAGATCAACGACATCGGCCCGAAGCGGATGGAGGACATCGCGGGAAACTCAAGTCCCGGCCAGCCAGAGTGTTCGCGCTCCGACTCGCCGGGCACCTCGGACGTGACCTCGACGACATCGAGCGAATGCCCGTCCCCGAGTTCCGCCTCTGGTGGGCCTACGACAAGCACCTAGAGCCGTTCGGCAGGGAGTGGGAGCAGGTCTGGCGAATCGTGTCGGCGCTGATGACGAAGCGAGACGGCACGCCGCTGCGGATGGATGAATGCACGCCGCTGATTCCGCCGCCGATGACGCCCGCGGAACTGGCGGCACAGGTGGCCCGGATGAGCCGACGCGAGGGTTGAGCGATGGCCGAGAATGTTGACCTCGCGTTCCGCCTGACGGCCAACGCCACCGGCATGAACGCCGGAATCGCGCAGGCCGAAAAAAGCCTGCAGAGAGTTGGCGCCGCTGCCCGCACCACGTCGCGCGACTTCCGCGACGCGGCCCGCATCACCGCGCAGGTGCGAACGCCGACCGAGCGTTACGCGCAGACAGTCCAGCGGCTCGACGACCTCATGGAGAAAGGGCTGATCACCCAGGACGTCTACACGCGCGCCGTCGAGCAGGCAGACGAGAAACTGCGCGACGCCGAGAAGGGCGTGAAGGGCATGGAGGAATCCACGGATAACGCGGTCAAGGCAATCGATCGGATGACGGCGGCGTTGATGGGCACCGCGCGCAGCATCGTGGAAAACGTCTCACAGAGCGCTGCCTTTCAGGCGCTAACCGGCACGATCATGACCGCCGCCTCGACGTACCTCGCGTTTCGCGGCGTGCTGACCAAGCCCATGCCGGGCGGCGGCGACACGCTGCTGACGCTTGCCTCGCAGTTCTCCAAGACCATCGTCGCCATCCAAGCGGCGACGTTCGCGCTGGAGGCGGTGGGCATCGAGACGGGCAACGCAGCGTCGTTTGCGACGCAGTCGGTGTCGGCGTTCACGGCGTTTCGTGCCGCTGCCGCTTTCGGGTTCACCGCCGACTACGCTCTGGAGTACGGCAAGGAAGTGGCGCGCACCTATCAGGTCGTGGACCGGCTGCGAACCGGCATGACCGCGATGGGCGTGGCCGCGGAGACGCAGAACGCGATCTTCGCAACGGGCAACCGCTACCTCACGAACTTCGCCGGAACGCTGACGCATCTCGCCACGGTGCCGCTGCCGCAGTTCGTCTCGGTGGCTCTGACTGCGTACGCGGCCGTCAGGGTGATGGCGGCGATGCGCGAGTCGATGATGGAAACGGGTCGTGAGATTCAAGAGTTGACGTTGCAAGGCGCCAGGATGGGGGAGACGTTCCAAGACCTCCACGTCCAGAAACTGCTCGACGCGGGGACGGCACGCGAGGACATTCTTCGGCTCGGCGAAGCGATCAGTGCCATCGACGTCGCGGCATACTCCGCATACGCAGAGTCGGCCGACCGAAACGCGAAGGCCGGAGAGCGGTTCAGCGCCGTGCTCGGCAACATCGGCCGGGCGATCGGCTCGCCGCTGCTGGGCTTCTTCACGGCGGCGAACGACGGGCTGGCGAAGTTGACGAGCGGATTCACTGACCTCGGCATCGGCATCCTCTCGCTGGCGCAGCCCATCGGGCAAGCGCTTCGGCCGTTCGGCACGCTGATGGGAACGGTCGTGGAGAGCGTGCTGCGTCTCGCGGGCGGCGTCGCTTCTGCGGTGGGCACGGTGCTTCGTCTCGCCGGGGCGCTCACGTCGGTCGTTGCCGCACCGATCATCACGGGCTTCAACACGTTCGCCGACGCCATCCGCACCGGAGTGGGCGCGGCGTTTGACTGGTTCGGCGCACGCATCGAGTGGGTTCAGCAAAGGCTCGACGGGTTCTTCGAGGCGCTCTCCCGCATCCCGCTCCTCGGCCGTGCCTTCGGGTCCGCGAGGGGTGGCGTCGCCGGTGCCAACGCCGCAGGCGGGGCAGCACGGGCAGCACTCCCCGGCGACGAGCCCGTGGCGGACGCAAGCGCACGCATGGCCGAGGCCGCGGCCATCGAGCAGGAGTTCCTTGACAGCATCTCCGGCGCGATGGACCGGCAGACTAACGCACTGTCGGGGTCGATCGACCGCGCGATGGAGTACGGCGACGTCGGATTCGACGCGGCCAAGAAGTATCAGGACGGGCTGGCGTCGCTCAACGACCAACTCATGCGAGGCGCGATCAACGAGACGGTCTACGGCCGCGAGGCCGACAAGTTGAAGAAGGCTTTCGACGAGCAACTCGATGCGGTGGACCGGCTCGCCGAGGGGCGCCGCAAACTCGCGGAGCAGGACGCGGCCGAGGAGGCGGGCAACGTCGCGGCGATCACGAAGGCGACCGACGCGTACTTCGAAGCCACGAAGGCCGCGGAGAAGTACGGTGCGGACGGCGCCGCGGCCGCGGCCGAGTACGAGGGCGGGCTGACGGCGCTGCAGCAGAAACTCAACGACGGCGCGATGAACGAGCGCACGTTCGCGGACGAGGCCGAGAAACTCCGCGACAAGTTCCGTGAGCAGATCGACGTGGTGAAGGCGACCGCGGATGCGCAGCGGCGGCGGGCGGACGACATCGTCAAGATGAACGAGCGAATCGCCGACGCGGGCGAGTTCCAGCGCGAGGCGAAGGCGACGCTTGCGAAGCCAACAGGGGAGGCGTTGCAGGTCGCCGACATTCGCTCGTCGGAAGGCATCGCGTCGTTCATGGCTCTGGCCTCGGGGCGTGAAGACCCCGCCGTCGCGGAGTACCGAAAAAGCCACGAGACGCTCAAGCAGATGCTCGCCGAACTCAAGGCGCTCCAGCAGGCGCCTCTTGAGATCGCAGGCGCGGCAGGAGGTGGGTGATGCCGGTCATCGGCTATGACGAACTGCCCCGAGGTCAGGCGCAGCGGCGCTTCGGCGAGCCGCCGACGTTCGAGCGCAAGTGGATCGTGCGCGTGGACGATCCCGCGACGCCCGAGACGCTCGTGGTCAACGCTGTGCCCGTGTCGTTCCTCGACCCGCACCCAGAGGCGCCCTACTGCCGCGCGTGGCAGGTCAGCCGCGACTACTACGAGAGCAAACGCTGGGCACACCTCGTCACGTGGCGGTACGAGGTGCCCAAGCAGGCGAACTACGACCCAAACCCGCTCGCGCGCCCCGACATCTGGAAGTGGACGACGGGCGGCGTCCAGATTCCGTGCCTCACCTACTACGACGGCAACGACGTCGTGAAGGCGCTGGTGAACACGGCGGGGGACTTCTTCGAGGGGTTGACCGAGGAGGAACCAACGCTCACGGCGCACGTCAGCGGCAACCGGGCCACCTACGACTACAACCTCGCATCGACGATCCACGGGGCGCTCAACAACGCCCCCTACCTCGGCTGGCCGAAGTGGGCGTGGCGGGTGGATGGCATCCGCGGCGAGCCCGCCGTCGAGGTCGTGAACGAGCAGGAGATTCGCTACTACAAGGTCGAGGTCGAGATCACGGCGAAGGCATCGACGTGGGTGATGCAACTGCCGAACGTCGGCTGGAACTACGTCACCAACGGCCAGCGGCGTCGCGTGTTCGTCTGGTACGACCCCGGGCCGGGCGAAGCCATCCAGATGGTGCCAGCCAGCAACCCGCAGCCGCTCGACTCCTCGGGCAACATCGTGACGGCGCTGCCCGGCGAGTCCAACCCGCCCATGCTGCTCTCGCGCCGCACGAAGCGGCAGATCAACTTCGTCCAATACTTCGGCGTCCCGCCAGCGTGAGGTGAACCGTGCCCGACGTGACCATGTCGTTCCAAGTCTCGGCGTCCAAGGACTCGTTCGCGCAGACCATCGCGGGTGCTGGCGTGACCGCGAACATGAGCGTCGCCGGGCTGTTGAGCGTGCCCGCCGCGCTCGGCACCGCCGCGGTGACCATCGGCACGGCTTCGCTCTCGTCGCTCGGCATCGCGGTCGTCGCAAACCTCGGCACGGACTCGACGCAGGTCGTCACGTTCGGCCGCTGGGACGGCTCGACGCTGTGGGGCGCCGTCGCCCCTCGCGGCGGCGAGAAGGCGGTCCTGCGACTGGAGCCGGGCAACTACGCGTGGCGGGCCAACGTGGCTGGCACGCGGGCGCTCGTCCAAATCCTTGAGGGTTGAAGCGTGTCAGAGGACGCGGGACGTCGCTACGTGCGGTTCACCCGCTCCGCTGGGGAGCGGATCGGCCGTGCCGTGATCGCGGTCGAGGGTGCGTCGCGCCCCTCGGGCGGGCTCGCGTACGAGCATCCAATCCCGGTCCTGTCGAACGCACGCGTGTTCCGCATCGCCACGTTCACCGGCAAGTGGGACATCAACACGTTCAAGGTGGTGACGTTCCGCAACAGCACGCATACCGCAAACGTCGAGAACCTGTTCGTCACGCTTCCGTCCCCGCCCGCGGGCGCGACGGTTGGAGTCGCCAAGGACGGGACGCAATGGGAACTGGTGACGTGGCCTATGTCCACGGCCACGGCCATCTTCGTCGCGTCCACGCAGGCGACGACGTTCCTCACCGACGTGAAACTGCAGATCACGCTCAACACGCAGTTCTGCAGCATCGACACCAAGCAGACGAACTCGACCGCATCGTGCGTCGTGTTCAAGGACGTGTTCACGTCCAACTACTTCAAACTCTCGTGGTGAACGATGGCGTGCGTCTGCTGCGGCTGCGGGGGCGACGAGGACTGCCCGGGAGACTTCAACAAGAGCAAGTGCTGCAACGGCACGTGCGTGGAGGACGGGTGCTGCGCCGAGTCCATCGAGACGACGTGCCTCCCGGCCTGCACGCTCGGCTGCAAACTGATCGAAGCCGGGCCGCAGGCTGGCAAGTACCGCTGCTTCTCCGACCCGTGCAACCCGTTCCCATGAGCATCGTCACCGGGTCCATCGTGCACCTCGAACTGCGTGCCGCCGAGCGGTGCTACACGATGGACGAGATCGCGCCGTGCATCGTTCACCGCGACGGGCTCACGGTCAGCGTGGACACCGACCATGAGGCGTACCCTCGGGCGGCGAAGCCTGGGTGCGTGCCCGGGTCTGTGTCGATTCGCCAAGGCGTCGGCACTGAACTCAAGCGGCTGCTCGCCCGCGTCGGGATCACCTCGACCCCCGAGTGCAAGTGCGACCGCCGCGCGCGGATCATGGACGAGCAGGGTATCGCGTGGTGCGAGGACAACGTCGGCGAGATCGTGGGCTGGCTGCGTGAAGCAGCGAGCGACCGCGGCTTGCCGTTCTTCGACTTCGTGGGGACGCGATTGGTCTGGGCGGCGATCGCCGCGGCCAAGGCACGCGGGGCGTGAGGGACGAGCGATGCCGGGGCGCAAACGCAAGCCGACGCAAACGTGGGCAGGTCTGGACGACGCAGACGTGACCGGCGCGGAGGAGGCCGAGAACGAGCAGCCGATCGAGTTTCTCCGACGATCCGAAGGAGCCGAGCATGAAGCCAAAAAACCGCCCCTCCAACGGCGACGAGATCACGGCAATCGTCCGCGCCGTGGTGGCAAAGCACCCTGACGCATCGGCCCGCACGCTCGCGCGTCGCGTGGTTGACGAGTGCAACGGTGCGCTGACGCTGGAGCAGGCCCGAGGCCGGGTGCGAACCGTGCTGGGCGTCAAAGGCGAACGTCATCGCAGGGAATGCTCGGCGGAGCAGTACCGCGCCCAGCGGTCCGCGGGCGAGATGCGACCGCTGCCGCCCAGCAAGGCGGAACCGTGGTTGCCGCACGACCTCGGGGTCATCGGCAAGGTCGGCGTGCTGTCCGACGTCCACGTGCCCTACCACGACGAGACGGCGGTGCGTGCGGCCGTCGAGCACCTTCGCGGCGAGCGGATCGACTGCCTGCTGCTCAACGGCGATTGGGCGGACTTCTACTCGATCTCGCGGCACGAGAAAGACCCGCGACACCGCAACTTCAAGGCCGAGGTGGCGGCGGTGCGTGACTTTCTCGCGTGGGTGCGTGGTCAGTTCCCGGGCATCCCGGTCGTCGCCAAGTGCGGCAACCACGAGGAGCGTTGGGAACGGTGGCTGTGGCAGCACGCTCCCGAGATCAGCGACGACCCGATCATGGGGCTGGACAACTGGTTCAGGATGCCAGACCTCGGCATTACGCTGGTGAAGGACAAGCGGATCGTCCTCGCCGGTCGCTTGCCGATCCTCCACGGCCACGAGAAGGGTTCCGGCATCTCGTCGCCCGTCAACCAAGCCCGCGGCGCGTTCCTTCGCCTGCATCACACGGTACTGGAAGGGCACGGGCATCGGACAAGCACACACTCGGAGCCAGACATGTTCGGCTCCGAGACGGTTTGCTTTTCGACGGGGTGCTTGTGCGACATGCGCCCTGCCTATGCGGTGCTGAACAAATGGAACCACGGGTTTGCGGTGGTGGTCGTGCGTGACGGCGGCGAGTTCGACGTGAGCAACCTGCGAATCCAATCGGGAAAGGTGCGTCTGGCATGAGCGAGTTCGCGATTACCGACGAGTACCTCCGCGAAGCCGAGCAACGGGCCAACAGGTTCCAGGGAGCGTGGACCGGCACCAATGGCTCGCTGGCAGCGGACGTGCGTCGGCTGATCAAGCACGTTCGGGCCGCGGGCGTCGGCGCGAGCGACGAGGCGACGTCGCGCAAGGTCGCCGCGGCACGGTTCGGCGTTGGCAGGGTTCGGCCCGGGTCCGACCGATTCCTCGCGGTTCTCGACGAGATCGCGCGGCTGCACGTCGCCAAGAGTCTCGACTACGGCGAGGACGAGGACGCGCTCGCAAACATCCGGGCCGGTGCGCGAGCGATCAACGTGGACGCGTGGATGGGATGCGTGCTGCGGATCAGCGACAAACTCCAGCGGATCGCGTCGTATTGTCGCCGCGGGCGAGTGGAGTTCGATGGCGTCGAGGACACGCTTATGGACATGGCGGCGTACTCGGCACTCGCGCTGGTCACGTTCCGCGAACTGCCAGCGACGGACGCGGCATCGGTAGGCTGCGGCCATGAAGCGCGGAACGCCGAGACTGTGGGGCGAGTGGGAGACGTTCGTTGACGCCTCGGGCTCGTGCATGGTGCTGCTCGTCTCCCGCGACAAGCGTCGCCCGCACCTCTACGTGTTCGCCGACCCCCTGCCCGATCGCCGCCGCACGCAGGCGAACCGGATCGAAATGTGCAGGCTGCTGACGGCGTGGCTCAACGGTGGCGAGCGGCCAGCGTGGCTCAGCGACTTCTATCGCCGCTCGCCGAACGTGGCCGAGTGCCTGACCGGGGCCATGATCCTCGCTGCGGGGCCGTGGCTGCGTGTTTCCGGGCAGCAGGGGGCGCTGCGGCAGTCTGGGACGCCCGAGGCGCAGCGGGGCAGGGCGACGCTGCTGGACGCTCTGGTGGGGGCTCCCGGGGCGAAGTGAAATCCTGGGGGGTGTACGGGGTCATTTCCGCCCCCCTTGCGCCGAGTTCAGACCCCAATAACAAGGGGCGCAGAAGCCCCGAGGCGGGGCGAACGGCGTCTGGCCGGGCGTCGGGGCGCCCGGAGCCGCTGCGGGCGTCTCGGGGCGTCCTCGGGGGCGTAGCGAGGTGCGTCGCCAGAGCCCCCCTAGGGGGGGAAAAATCCTTGGGGCAGGCGACCCTCCAAA